CTGCTTGCAAACACATTGAAAGTTTTGCGTTAGACTTGCGCAATGCGCTGGATCAGTTGACCATGCCTGACTTTTCTGCCACAGTGACTTATGGAGATTTGGAAATTTATTTTCATCCAATGAGTTACGAAAAGCAAAATGAAATCAATCTTGAGCAGTTTGAAAATCAACGCATGATGCGCAACATCAGCATGGATACTGTACTTACTGAAGACGAAAAGTTACAAAAACTAGCCGAAGTGATGAAAATACTGACTCAGCTGACCATGCGAGCTCTCAAGTACTCAATTTCAGCAATTCGTACACCACAGGCTGTTGTGTCAGAAGCAGAACACATTGATGAATTTTTGCAGAACTGCGATCGTCAAATTTTTGTTGCTGTTAGAGATCATGCAGTTGACTTGCGCAATCGCACAGAACTCAAACCTGTGCATCTCACCTGCAGTGAATGCAGTCACGAGCATGATCAAGCACTGAATTTGGATCTTACAAATTTTTTCGAAGCCGCCTCCTGATCCTCCCAGTAGAGGAAATTGGCGAGTACATTGAAAGCCTTGATCAGGAGGCTAACGCAATTAGATCAAACAGTCTCAGATTGGCTTGGCTAATGCGCGGTGGTCTCACTTACGATCAGGTGTTGGCACTAAGCTACACTGAAAGAAAAATGATCAGTAAGATAGCCGAAGAAAACATGGAAACTACCAACAAAACTAAACTGCCGTATTTCTAATGGACTTAGATACAGTTAAACAAGATATTGAAAACTGGATTGTGAACTTTGTGGAAGTTCCACATCCTGCTCTTGGAGGCTGGGCACCTTGTCCATACGCACGGTCAGCAAGACTGAAAAAAAGCTACGATGTACATGTTGGTGTGGATCCTTATTTTGATCTCAAAAATCGAGCACGATGGGGCATGAACAATCGTGAAGTCATTATCTATGCGTACGATCCTGTGGAATGGCCGTATGAATTGTTCAGTGACAGTTTGAAAAATGCCAACCGTGAACATTTGTTACGCAACGATATCCTTGCACTAGAAGACCATCCCTCAGATGTAGAAATGGTCAACGGCGTGTGTATGAATCAAGGCAAGTATGCTCTAGCTCTAGTGCAAAGTCTCAGCGACCTAAACAACAAAGCCAAAACAATGGCCGAGAAGGGATTCTATCACAACTGGCCAGAAGAATATCTTGCGGGACTGTTTGAACATCGCAAGGATCCGCGATGAGTTATCAGTTTGCACGAATTGATCTCAGCCAGACCAACTACACACCAAATGTAAAGTGGGAGTACTTGCGTGAACCCAACATCAAACAGCTAAACTCTATCTACAGAGACTACTGCAAGTACAAACACTTTGCAAGTGTAATGCCCATATTTGACAGCAGATACACAGATCCAATGACTGATGTGATTGGATATTACGATCATGACCGATTGGTTGCATTCTCGTTGATCAAACGCTATAATGATCATAACGCACTGTGCGATCAATTTGCATGGAACTACAACAATCCTAAGTTGAGATTAGGAATAGAAACAATGAAAGCAGAGTGTGCTATCTACAAGGCTCGAGGATTCCAATACTTGTATCTTGAGCAAGCACACTTATACAAATCCGATATGGACGGATTTGAAATATTAGGACCACTGGAGTAACTATGGATTTATATACAATTTGGGCAGACAAAGAAGGCGACATTTCAGACTTAGACTGGGTCAACGGAATGAAAAGTTTCTTTGATCATTTGATCTCTGAAGACAAGATGGTAGACTATCGTATCACAAGATGCAAGATGGGATTCCGTTCAATTGCAGACATGCCAGAGTGGATGATCATCATGGAGTTTCGTGACATGGGCCAAATGGACAGTGCTTTTAGACGAGTAGCACCACTTGAGGGCGAGCTCGAAGTCAAGCACAAGTCATTCAATCAATTTGTTGGCGGTAATATTCAACATGCCTTGTTTAGAGACTGGCCAGACACATTTGTATGAACATCCTCGATCACGTACCTGTAGTACCTGATTGGCCCAAACCAGGTATTAACTTCTTTGACATAACTGGCATTCTTGCTGCACCAGAAGCATTTGATTACTGCTGTGGATGGTTAAAGCATCAAGCACATTGGTATAATGCTTCCAGTCTTGTGGCTGTAGAAAGCCGCGGCTTTGTTTTTGCGGCACCTGTAGCAAGACAGTTAGGACTTCCACTGATACTGGTACGTAAACGTGGCAAACTGCCCGGCATCACAATACAACACAGCTATCAAACTGAATACAGCACTGATACCATTGAAATGCACCCACACGCTCCAGTAGGCACACATCCATTGATTGTGGATGACTTGTTGGCTACCGGCGGCACCATAATGGCCACAGCAAATCTAATTCGCAGCCATTGGACTGACACTAAAATTTCTGCCGCTGTGATCATAAACTTGCAGAACTTACCTGGAGGTATAGCATTGACTCAACACAATATTATGTGGGAAGGCATGGTCAATGTTAATGAATGACATTGTTTTAATTGCTATTCAAGCAGAAGCACCTGATCTCAGCCACATGATGAACTTGTTTTATACAGGCGTGGGCAAAGTAAATGCTGCCATGACTGCTGCGGAAGTCATCACAAAGTATCGTCCACGACGTATCATTAACTTTGGCACAGCTGGTGGCATAACAGTTGCACCAGGATTCTATCAATGCACTCAATTTGTGCAAAGAGACATGACCTGTGAGGCATTAGGATGTGTACCAGGACAAACACCTTTTGAAACTAGCACACACATTGGCAACTCTACTGGCTTAACTTGCAGTACTGGCGATAACTTTGTGATGAATCCAGTACTGGAAATACCAGCAGATGTAGTAGACATGGAAGCCTATGCCATTGCCAAAGCATGTGAGAAATACGGAGTTGAGTTTGTGTGTTGGAAATATATTAGTGATCAAGCCAATCAAAACGCACACAATGATTGGAAACAACAAGTGTCTCAAGGACAATCACACTATGTTAACAAACTCAAAGAGTTGAACTTATTATAAGACTTGCTACGCAAGTCTGTTGTTTTCGCTATCGCTCAACAACTAATTGTTTTCTTGACTTAGTATCATCTAGATACTGTGGTCATAATTCACCGTATGCACGGTGAATTGAATGCATCATCTGAGTGACCGCAGTCATCTATTCTAAAGAGATTGTGTTTGCACACACGGAGGCGGTTGACCGGTACCCCCTACTCTAGCTTCACATATCAACGGAACCCTAGTAATCCAGAATAGATCTAAATCCTACGAGCATGGGTTGCTTTTTCACAGAGCCCAAACCATTTGCTGCCTTAAGTTAACAGTTGCCTTTGACGCCCAAGTCTGGACCGGGTATTGCACCGTTCCTCAATGGGGCTGAGCCAAACACTCAGCACAGAGTCGTGATTAAAGTTTGTTGATGATGTGCGAGCCATGCACACGAACTTGAATATGGCCGTTATAATAATCTTGTGATTCTAATACTTTTCTTGTGAACTGTTCTCTTGCTTCAAGGTACGAACATTCTGATTTTGATTTACAATAGTAAAGTATTTCTCTGGTAAAGTTTTCGGTGCCTAGGGTGATTACGTCTGCGGTTAATTCTGGGCTTGACCCATAGTACTCTCTCCAATCTGAATCGATCTTTGATCGTATCTTCTTCCGCTTCTTGTTGCCGTTCTTTTGTGTTACAGTTTTATAAGTTGTCTTGCTAAATTTTGCTAATTTTTTGCCTATGTACTTGCGTCCAGATAGATTATTTGTGATTAGATAAACAAAACCTACACATTCTTCGGGCAGAGTCTCAACTGGGGTGTCTTGATGTAGCCATGTCATGTGCGTTTAGTGGGTTTGCCTTTCGTGTTATAGTTATGATTTGTGATCAAAGTTTACGTAAAAAGTTGCCTCTTCTATCACTGTGTTTGGATCAACAGAGATAGCGTATGTTATAAAATTGCTAATATCTTTTAAGTTAATGCCGTTTCCTGTCCAGTTAGGGCGACTACGGCTGAGTTGTGTGTCAAAGCGATCGGGTGTGATCAGCGTGGTTCTGAACTGCACTAGATTTTGTTTGAATGACTGGGTGCCTTGCCTGCTGGCATGTGCCAGTGCTGCCTTGGCTACACGATAAGTTTCAAATCTAGGTTCAGGTGCAACAACATTCTTTTCGCCTACTGATCCTATGTTAAAGATCCAGCCAGACTTGCCGGCAGTTTTCCAGGCATCATACACAGCAAAATACATTTGCGCTTGTCCAAAATTGGCCCACGTCTCATGTGGCGGACCATCAAACGCATTGTTTACAAAAATATCATAGTGTACGCTTGACGCAGCAATTTCGTGTGTGTTGAGATTGATATCAAGTCCATTTGTACGACTTATGCTGTTACCGCCAAATACATCCACTAGATGTTGTCCCAGTCCTCGGTTACCGCCTGTTACTAACATTTTCATCTTTTGCTTCCTCCTTGATCCCAAACTTTTGTAAATTTTTCACCGCATGTCATAGCACATTCAAACAATCGATCATGAGTAAACGATTCAACTAAATCACTCCACATGGGATTTTCAAAAACCCCTTCAAGACTATTGTTATGAATGTTGAGATTATCTAATCCGTAACACGACAAAAAGTCTCGTACTTGATTGCGACCACGGGGCTGACTTAGTGCATTTGCTCCTGGCATTGATCCATCACGAAATCTTGCATCATACAAATTGTGATTGAAAAAGTTGCATGGTAATACAACACCTTCGGCATTGATAGCTACTTTGCGTCCTTGCAAGGCATCACATTTGATAGTAGTAGTAGCAAAGTAGTTCTGTTGCTTTTTTAACTCAGGCAAAAATGTCATACTGCGATTCTTGTACTGTGTATCACTGGGTGGTTCAAGTACATAGTCACCTTTGGCCACTGGCCACACAGGCATTTCTTCTAGGGTGGCGTGATTTAAAAATCTACCAGTGTTTCGAATTAGTATGTTAAAAAATTTCATATCGCTGGCCAGTTGTTTGGCCTGTTCAACTTGGTGCTGGTTGTGTTTGAATACAATATAGTTCCACTGTGCTCTCCCGCCAGCATTTATAAACGCAGCGGCGTTTTCAATAACTTTGTTGTATTTTACATTTTTTCTATACAAATGTAAAGTATCTTCTAGTCCGTCAATACCAAAGTCGATTTGTCCGTAGCCGTTCATAATACCAGCAACTTCTGCCCAGTAATCAGGATCGTGTACTCCACCATTGGTATGAAAGTATAACCAAAGTGTGGGGGCTTTCTTTCTAAAGTCACGTAGTATGTCTAAAAAGTCTGGATGCATGATGGGATCGCCATAACTGCCGCAAAAGAATACTTGACGTAACCTACTGCACAATTCTTCAGAGAACGCACGGTCAATTACTCCACGTGATAAGTGTGTTAACGGCATGTAAGGATTGATACCATGTCCGTTGAGGTTGCGAGGACACTGGGGACAGGCAGCATTACAATAGCTGGTGATCTCTATCTGATACTCGTCGATAGTTTTATAATCAAACATTTATTTTAAAAAAGTCCAAAGTGTCTTTGAGTATGTTATTACCACTGCGATCCAGTGTTTGTTCTGGACTCACACCTGCAGGATTGATTGTTTTAATAATCCAGTTCAATACTGGCGCATCAAAATTCAAAGTCCATGTACCGTTGTTGCCCAACCAATGACATGGCGTAATGTACTCCAAACTGTAATCTGGGTACCAACGTCCTTGATGCGTTAGCATGCAATGTTCGTGATGATCCAAATCTACTCCGTCAACCACAATAGATTTTAATTCAATATGACGATCATGTTCGGCATTCTGGTGTTCCCAGGCATGCTTACCAAAGTGTTCTATAGCTAATGTGTGAGCACCTGGCACTAACTCTGTGGTCACAGCAATTTGTTTTTTCACTGTGTCTTGATACAAGCATTGTTGATCAATAAAGATTTTGACTGTAGGGATACCAAAGTAATCATCGTAATCAAACTCAAACAAAAATTCAGACATTGGCCAACTCCGTGAGATACCGATCCTTGATAATACTCAAGTGATCGTCGCCTTTCCAGATGGTATATCCCAAATCTTCGGCCAACTTGTGCAGTTCAATGCGTCGACGCACACGTTCTGCATAGTCAAGTTCGGGTGTTGTGGTACAAATCCAATTGATACCTTTAGCTGTGTCGCCCTTGATTGGAACAATGTTAAATTTTGCAGGATTATCAAACATAGGTGTCCCTTGTTCTACTGTCAATCCTGTGCCCAAGTTGCATCCAATGATAGTTCCTAGTGCAACATATTTCTGCCAGCGTCGTAGCAAATTCTTGGTCTCTTCAAAGTCGGCCTGTGTTTCATTTGGGAACCCTACTAGCAACAACAAGAAGAATTTCATTTTGTACTTGCTAAACTGCTGTATGTTAAACTCAAGATCTGCGTTTGAAAATCCCTTGTTCATGATGTTCCGTAAACGTTCGCTACCAGTCTCAACACCAGTCTCAAACATTTCTCCGCCAGCACGACTTAGCAGTTCAAAATTATGCTCTTTGAATTGGATTTCACTTCGCACAATCCAATAACCACTGAATGTAAAGAATCTGTCAGGTAAATTGTTTTGTTGATAAAACTCAATGATGCAGTTCAAAAATAGTTTAAAATCTTTGACGCTGCCGTTCATCAACGCATCGTTGAAATAAAAGTTACGCACACCATACTGTTGGTAATAGCCAATCATTTCATCGGCTAGTATCTTTCCGTTTTTGTATCTATATCCTCCGGCATGTGTGGGGATGTCACAAAACGCACAGCTTCTAACACATCCACGACTGCTTTCGATTGGCAATACTCCGCCAGGGTAGGCAGTTACATATCGTTCTATTGCAAAGTCACTATAATCTGCGATGTTGTTAATGTCAAGATCAACATCATTGACCAATACATCACTGTCTAGTCCAGGTACATTGCTACCAGTTAAAAACTTGTAAAAACTGTTTTCAGCTTCTCCAGCAATCCAATGATCAATTAGTCCTTGATTTTTTAACTTGTGTGCAAAATGCATCTTGGTACTGAAGCTGCCGTTTTGTTCATTGATAAGACCTTGACCGCCTACAATGATTGTGCCTGTAAAATTTTTACGCAACAATGGAAAAAAGTCAAGACAAAATCGTTGACTTTCCCAACTGAATACACTTACTGCAATGATCTTGCAATCAAACACCATTAATTTTTCAACCCATGCTTGCAACCAACTAGAGTAAGTTGTTTTCTCCTCAGGCAACAGATTTTTGTTCCATTGTATCCAATATTGATCAATGACATTGGCAGTTGACGGATTAGAAGATTTAAAATTTTGATAAAAGTCCAAATTAATATCAAAAACTTTTGAAGTGACGCCTGCACGATTGCAAATTGATTTGAGTATGCCACAGGCACTTTGAGGACGAGTAGCACTCAAACGTGGTATACTCAAAATCAAAACATCAGTCATGCCACTTCTATATCTGTGTTGTAGCTGGTAAAGCCATTTTCTTTGATCACTTTGAGAATGTTTTCAACCCTACTGGTAAGTTCATCTCTATGACTAACCAGCCAGATTGACTTGTGGCGTTCGCGACTCATCTTCTTCAACAGGCCTAGTGCATTTTCTACACCTTGAGTATCTAATCCGTTGTCAATCATCTCGTCAATAAACAACAAGTTGATGGGCGAGTACAAACTTTCCCAAACATCACGGAATGCCCAGCTCATGCTGAGAATAAGTCGATTTCGTTCGCCACGACTCAAATTGTCAAAGTCCAGTTCACGACCCAGTTCTTCAATACTTACACTTAGATCGTTCATGAACTTTACTGTGTGTGGCAGTCCAATCCTATCCAAGTAGTGTGTGAGGCGACTGTTGAGATAACTCAAGTTCTGGTCAATAATTTTCTTACGCACAAATGAATCTTTTGATGTCAGCAGTTTGAGCAAGAAGTCTTGGTGATCTTGCACTCTTGTGAGTTCGTTCAAGTGATCGTAACTTACAACCTGCAGGGCCTGCTGTTGCATTTCGGTAATTTGCTCTGTATAAGGATCAGACTCTTGTGCTTTGCTATTAATCTGTGTCAGCAATGTGTTCATGCGACTGCGATGATCAATTGCCTGTGTTTCAGTATCATAATGTGTGACAGGTTGTGCGCCAACTTCTACGGGTGTGTGTTCTGCCAGTTGTTCAGCATAGGGATCTGTTTCTGCACGTTTGGCATCAATCTTGTGCTGAATATTTTCCAGTTCACTAGAATGTCGAATTGCTTCTGTTTCTGTTTGGTAGTGTGTGGTAGGCTTGATGCCCAACTCGCCCAATGCACTGAGCGCACTGGTATTTTCCATCCACTGAGTGCTGGTACTCAACGCTTGTAGTGCTGCCTCTTGCAAGGCAGTTTCTTTTGCTGCCAATACTGTTTCGTGATTGGCATCGTGAAAGTCTTGTCCACACGCATAGCACTTGTGATCTTTTAATTCTTCAATTTCGGCTCGGAGTTTATCAATAACCTTTTGTTCTTTGGCTTCGTCTGCCACACATCTAGCAATGTATTTTTCAAGGTCCACAATGTCTTTGGCTTGCTGGGTATAAGCAGCCAAGTCTGCATGTGCCTGAAGTTCTGTTGCAATATTAATGTGGCTGAGTTTGTTGTGGGTCGATTCTAACTCACTGATGTCTCGGTCTTGTTTTTGTCGCCAAGCAGTCTGTCGACTCACAAGAGCAGTATATGCATCTTGTTGTTGTTTTCTTGCAGACCACACAGCTAGATCTTTGTGAGCCAGCAGTTCTAGTTCAATATCAATTTTTGTTAGATCGTCGTATTGACCAACAAGATAAGCCAAGTCACTGTCATACTTCTTTTGCCAAAGCACTTGTCTACGCTTTAGACTTTCAATCTGTTCTTCAATGCGCTTGTTGGCTTCTTGCACAGCACGAATTCTAAACTCTTCTGATTGAATAGTATCTTTGGTCTGCCGATTGAGTTCTTTGATCTTGTCAGCTCGTTCACTCAACAGGGTAATGCCCAACAACTGCTCAATGATAGTGCGCTGGTCGTTGGCTTTCAAACTTAAGAACGGTTCTGTGTAGGTGTTCAGCGCCAGCACATGTTTGAACATGTCATGGCTCATGCCGATAATGCGCTCTACAGCGTCTTGTGTTTCTCTCGAATCCCCCTGTGCTTCGTCCTCTGCGGCCTTGTGTTCATTGTTCACATAGAACTTGAGCACGTTGGGTTTGCGTCCACGCTCAATTTTATAGTCTGTGCCGTTGATGTGGAAGTCTAGACTGACCAACATGCCTTTGGCATTGGTCTTGTTCACTAGGTTATCTTTGCGTATGTTTGACAGTGCTTGTCCGTACAGGGCATAACTTAGTGCATTGATGATTGTGGTCTTGCCGGTACCGTTGCGCGATCCATCACCGCCTAGATCCAAGTTTTCTCCCAGCACCAATGTAAGGTCGTTGCGGTTAAAGTCAATGGCCTGTGTGGCTGCACCCACACTCATAAAGTTTTTAACAGTAAGATTGCGTATTTGGATCATAAGTTTTGATAAATCTTCAACAGTAACTTGTTATCGTAAAATTCTGACTCGATGTTTGTGAGTTGGTCTGTGACAATTTGATCTACTGACTCAAACTTGATTTCGCCGGGGGCCATGTCTGTATCTACATCCGAGTTCTTGTTTGGTATCAAACTCATCTCACGCAAGTCGTAGTCTCGGATGAATGTTTCTTTGATAAAGTTGGCTTCTTCGTATGAGATCTCAATGTCTAGTCCAACACGCACATGCATCTTGGGCTTAAGAAGCGATGGAGCGTTATCAATAAGATTTGCAAGTCCGTATACTCTATACGTCGGTTGAGCAGGCCAAGCATGAAACTTAGGCGCTGCTCCCCATTCCAGTACAGTAAGTCCTCGTTCGTCGTCACTAGCATCTGCATAATTGTGAGGGAACGCATTACCGATGTAGGTAATGTTCTTTTTGGTCTGTCGCTTGTGAAAGTGTCCGGTGAATACATGTTCAAAATTCTCAAAGTCTTCTCTGCGTACTTCTCCGTGATCGGGCATCTCTACCATGGCGTTCATCAAGTAGCCCGGCAGTTCAAAGTGTCCAAACATGTACTTGCCCGTTAGTTTGGGTATCCTTTTATGATCGTCACCGCACAGCCAAGGGGCAATAACAACATCACCACTATGGAACCAATCGTTACATATAGTAACATTTGGGAGATGTCGTGCCCATTCCACGCTTTGTATATCACGTTTATCCCGATAATACAAATCGTGATTACCAGGAATAAAATAAACATGTTCAAAATTGGCATTTAGATGTTCCAGTGATCGAAGGCTGTAGTTGAGTGTAACAATGTTTAGGCTGGCACGGTTGTTGTGCCAGTCGCCTAGGAACATGGCAGTTTCACAGCCTTCCTCTTTGGCCTTGGCAGTGGCCCATTTTACAAAGGCCAAACAATCTTCATTGTGCAGTGTGGAATTGGATTTGAGCCCAAAGTGTATGTCAGTGAAGATTGCGGCTTTGCGGAATAGATTAGTCATCCTGCTAGTATACTACTCATCCAAGCTAGATACAACCGGTCCGGACATGGCTGCCATGCCAGCTTTGCCGGAGTTCTGTCTAGTCCACGATGGGTTCAAACCGTTCATCTCCAAGATGTCATCTCGAATGTTCTGGTTCTTTTTCTCGATGTTAAGAATCCGTGTAAAACTATTAGTGATCGCAGCGGTATAGTAAGCAAAGGGATTTTGCGATTTTGATTCGTCAAATTGAAGACCAATTTGACTAAGTTGAAGTAGAGCTTGTCCACGCATTTCCTCGTTGTAGGTGTAGCCACGCCAGTTGGAACGTGTGGCATAGCGTTCGCACAGTTTCATAAACATCATGGCCAGCTTGCGAGTCATGTTGCCGTGATCTTTGGAAAACTCACCGGTGACCAAATCGCCCTTCCAGTGACTCTTGCCCACTAAAAACAGCGTTTTTTGTTCGTCAAGCCTGTAGTGAAAAAACGGGGGAAAGTTCACACGCACATGTGTGGGATTGAGTACAGGTTCGTCTATCAAATCTGCCAATGGATCTTCAGACACATCATCTAAATCAAGTATGTCTTCCAGTTTCTTTTTCTTGGCAGCAGCCTTGGTAACTTTTTTGGGTGCCATGGGTATGTGTTCCCAGCAGGTGATTCTAAACACAAGATCAGTGTTGGGAATCTTCTTTTGATCAATCACTTCACCAGTTTCGCGTTTGATACGATCTGCTCGATTTCTTCGAGCTTCAACAATGGTACGCTGATTGATTTTGTCTAGACTGGGCAAAATTATGTCGTATTGATGATCGGTTGCTGGATCACGGTAACAACAGTAGGTGTTCTTGCTGAAATGTATTTCTTTCAAAATATCACGGTTGTTTAGATAATTGACACGAGGTGCCGCTTTTGGTAATAGAGTCATAGTATGACAAGGTCTCCTTATTAGGATTGTAGCATATTTACAACAATTGTCAACCTCTTGTTAAACTA